GTAAATGTCTTATTTGCTCCTTTCACTAAAAATCCTCCAGCTATTACTTTACTTTTAGTATATAACTTTGTTTTTGCTTCACTAACAATTTTATCATCTTTTACAACATTAACAATCACTTGCTCACTTTTGCATTTAATATTTACTCCTGCAGCATAACTAAAATCTCCATTGTTATCTACACCAGCGCCAGCAATGTATGTCCAGTCTTCATTGCAATTTATATCTATAAATGTATCTATGCTACTCACGTTACTATAAATTTAAAGTTACCTTTCTTATTATCTATATCTGCTAATGTACCTGTGTAATCTAAATTACAAGCCATCTGTCCATAAGTAGTCGATTTTAGTCCTATCTCATTTATATCATTAAATTGCAAAGTTAGTTCACCTATCTTTTCTGTAGTAGTCTGCCTTTCTATAGTTATAGCAATAAAGTGTGCAGCAGTGTATTTCTCAATTTCTGCTAATAATTCATTATCATTAATTTTATTACTTAAATAGACATTTACAAAAACGTTTGCGTCTGTTATAAATTTTGTTATATCAGCATCTGCTAACGTTGTTTTAATTATTACTTTTACATCTGCTGCACTTACTCTATTTGCCATATAATTATTTTTTTGCTTTGTTTACTGTTTTTGATGTAGTTACTTTTTTAGCAGTAGTATCACTTTTAGCTTCTTCTTTTCCTTCAGTAACAGTATCAGCCAAATCATTAACTTTGTTATCTTCTACTATCGTAAAAAATTGCCTAAAAATAGTAGGTATTTGCTCAAAGCTGCCAAGCTCTATAACATCGCCTTTGTGATACTCTTTGCCTTTATAATTGTAACTTTTAGCAGTTAATCTAAATTTCATAACATTAATATTATTGATATGTTCCTATAACTATGCCACAATTCCCGTCATAGTCAGATTTAACGGCGGGCGTTTGCATTACAAAAGATAACATTTCAAAATTCAAACCACCAGCGTTCATCAGCTGCACGGTAGTTAATTCCATACCATTTATTAATTCTATCGTATCGTTTGTCATTTGCACAAGTGCAACAGTGTCGTCAGGTAAGAAATCACTTATAATCACGTCTAATATACCATTTATCTTTTTAATTCTATCAATCAAGGGTATATATGCTTTAGTTGTAGCATCTACGCCGTAGTCATCATCTAATCTAGCTTCATAATTTTGTGCAACGAACAATATCCATTTACCAAAATGTTTGTCTTCAATGGATTTTTTCTTTAAAGCAATTACATCGTCTAAAATATCAGTAGTAGTAGTATCAGTTGCATTCCAATCATGTAATGTAGCTATTTTATTACTATCAGCAAAGCTAATTATACTATCTATCTTTTTATCATCAAGAATAGTAGCATTAGCACCAAACATCATACTTTCTAACTTCTCACCTATTTTTCTAGCACCTACTTTTGCTCCTTGTAAGTCTAGAGGTCTATTGTATAAACGAGACATCTGTAATTCCCTAATATCAAAGCCCCATCGCCAGCTAATTACAGGTATAGGTATACTAGCTGTTTTTACTGCCTGTTTATCGGTTTCATTAGTAACCTTAAAATTCATATTTACAGAAGCGTCGTGCATATCGCTTGTCTTCATATACTCCAAGCTTTGACTAGCAAAAGGATTTGCCAAATTATAAACTAAACCTAATTCTTTTAGTTTAGCTATTCCAACCTGTCTGCTAGCTGCTATTTCTCTTAAACGAGTATCAATTGCTTTCCATTCTTCAGGTGTAAATATAGCCATATCGTTGTCTATCAGCTTTTGTGTGTAACTGCGAGGGTCGTTTATGTCTCCACCTTGATAAACACTAATTTTTGCCCTACCGTCTTTATCAATGTAAGGTCTATTGCGAGTTATCGCATTATAATCACCAAATAATGTGTTTTTATCTACTTTTATTTCCATTTTATACCTCCTTTTTTATTTTATAAAATTATTACTCTTGCAAAATAAATTTCATCTTCAACCTCCTCTGCGTTATCTAAAGATATAGCTGTTACACCATAATTGCTAATTGTTAATCCATTAGCCACATCTGCATATGTAGTCTCAGTAGTTACAGTAGTGCTAGTACCAACTGCATTTGCAACGTTTACTTCTTTTAATAAACCAGATCCATTTGATACTAATTTATCTCCTACAGCTACAGTGCTATCAACTCTTGCATATACAACATCACCAGCATTAGCAAAATATACGTGCGCAGTATCACCAGCGTTTGCTTTGTCTAATACAGTTTTGCCAAACGCCTCGTATTCTGTTACAAAGCATGTTTCTTTTAAATTGTTAGCATTAGTATTTTTTTGTAATTTAATTACACCATTTTCTGCTGTTAATTCTACCAGCATGCCAGGGTAGATGTCTTCTTTACATAAAAATTCACTTTTTATGCCCTTACCTTTTACAACAATTGTATTTTTCATTTTACCTCCTTTTTTTTACAATGTTAATATCGTTGTTTCAATTACTGAAGTAGTTGCATTAGCTACATAGTTAGCTTGCTCGTTTTCTTTGCTAACATTAGCTATTTGCTCTACTTCTACCTTTTTAGCTACGTTGTTAATAGCTTCTGCAATCTTCTCAAGCTGGGACACACACTCATTTTCAAGTTCTTTCCTATCCCATTTTGGATTTGCATTAACTATAACATCTATTAGCTCTTTTTTCTTATTCTCTAATAAGGACAACGCTTGTGTAACTATCTTTTTGTCCTTATTATCTAGCTTTTCTAAAAGCTCGTTTAATGTTAATTTTTTTTCTTCTTCCATTTCTTCCATTTTTTTATTGTTATTGTTATTTATATTATTAGCAAGTTGCTGATTATTTCTAATACCACAACCTGCCTTATAACTGCATGCTCCTGTCAGCTCACCTAAAATAGCCAAGTGGTCAGGCTCATAATTTTGAACTATGCCAATGTATTTTTTATCATTATAAACGCCTTCTATATTTTCAATTTCGCTATAAATACCTACGCTCACCTCTATATTATAATTTTTGTTAATTAAATCGTGTAAATGCACGTATTTATTTTGTAATAAATCTTTATCTATATATGCAAAACCTTCTAATGCTCGTTTTTGCTCGTTGTAACTAACATTGTCTAAAAAACCTAAAATATCAGTGCTATTATCTTTTACACTAACATACTCATTATTTAAAGAAGGGTGCATGTATGTCAAAGGTATCTTATTAAATTTTTCTGCATAATCTTTAAATATATCTGCTTTATGTAATAATGCACCAGCTGACCCTTCTAGTATGCCTTCTTTCAAAAATACAACTGGCAATTTAATATAATCTTTGCCTTCTATTTCTACATGCTCTGCTGTAAATTCATTTGCTATTTGTTCAACCTCAGTGCGTGCTGCTTCAAAAGTTTGTCCATCGTGATTTTTACAGTACTCCCTAGCTTGTGCCTCTGACCAAATATCTTTCGGATATCTGTATGCCTGCACTTCACTGCCACCATCTTTTAAAAAGCCTATAATTGCATAGTATTTTTTACCTTCATGTTCTAATTCTTTACGTGCAAAACGTTCATATCTACCAGGATCTTGCACCCTGCAAGCGTGCTCGTTCAGATACGGTTGCACTATAAATATTTTATCCATAATAATTTTATTTTTAATTGTAAATTTGTTAAGTAGCTAGTAATTTTCTCTAAAAGCATATAAATTGTAGCTACTATTAATTGCAAAAATAAAAATACAACGTTTATTATAGATATAATAGCTACTAAAAAACATCGTATAAAAGCATATAAAACCTGCTTTAAATCAACGTTCTGCAATTTTTTGTTAATTTTATTAATTACCTTCTTCATAGCTTTTTTCTGCAAATATATATCATTTTTTTAACATATGTATACTTTTTTAAAAATTTTTTTAAAATAATGCTCCTAATAATATTATACAGTAGATAATTATTATCACTAAAAATATTAATGCTATTATGCCACAACCTACATTTTTCATATTTTTAGCTACCTTATCTACTTTTTCCTGTTTTTCTTTAATTTCTTCGTTTTCCATAATATTTTGTTTTTAAAATTACTTTATAATCGGCACAAACGTACAACGACATTGAGGGTGCATAGGTATCATATTTCTTATTTCTTCTAATGTAAATACTTCCATATGCAATCTTGCACACTCATCACACACTCTATCATCATAACCTGCTATGAATTCTGCAAATATTTGTCCTTTTTCATAGCCCATACGTAAACACTCTTCTACTGCCCCATTTACGTGTGCTGCTATACATTCTGTTCTAGCTAACAAACTAGCTCTATGCTTTGTGCTAATAGTTCTGCCAAGTTTATCTTTTATAGCAATATCAGTCATTTTGCCTGTTTCAATTAATTCTACCAAATTTTTAGCTATATCTCTCGGCCACAAACCATTTATAAATCCTTCACTCAAAGCAGTAGCCAGCTGTTTACTCATATCAGCAGTTATGCCTTTTAAGTTCTCGTAGTTTCGCAAAAACATCTGTGCAACTCTATTTAAATGCACAGGTGTATGCATTACTGCGTCAATGTCTTTAAAATCATAGACGCCTTGCTGTTTTAAATCAAATCTAATATCTTGAACACCACGCTGATAACTTTCAAAAATGTAAACATTGCCCCAAAATTCATTAACATTGCCTATATCTGCCATTGTGCCTAATCTCAAAAGGTCTTCGTTTATTAAACTATTTAGCCAATCTATAAACGCTTGTATCTTTTTAGTATTAGTATCAAACGCAAAAGCACGTTGTGGTGGTGGTGTAAGTTGCATAATTGCAAATTGTTCGTTTAATCCAAATACATCTCTATCAACTATTGCATACTTTATTATTTTTTCAATATCAGTAATTTTTTTAAATAAAGCACGCTCATATTTCAATTGCAAACGTAAAATATTTGCAGGGTCTTGCGGATTTTTAATATGCGTTTTAAAACCATTTACAATTATATTACTCATTTTCTAAATCTTTTTCTTTGCTAAAAATAACATTGTTAATATTTTGTAAATCATTAGTAATCTCCTCAATTTGTGCATCGGTGAAACCTAAAACAATTCGCATAAACGTCTCTTTCGGCATGAATTCCTCGTTGTAAGGATTAGCAGTAAACGTATTTATAGCTTGTGCAAGTTTTAAAGCACGTTCAGTTCGCTGGTTTATGTCTTCGTCATAAACACTTTGCCACTCTACAGTGTAATCATTTTGCTTTATAGTGCCTACTTCTATTAAACGTTGCATTAACTTATTCAAAATTTCTGGTTCAGCAAAAGCCTTCCTTCGTGCCCATATCACTTCATTGAACGCTTCTTTATCTTGTGTGCTGGCAAGCTCACCTCGTTCACTACCAAATAAAATTCTTTTAGGTATGCCAGTTATAGCACTAATTATTTGGAATTGCACATCTGCAAAGTTAGTAGGGTCAGCTATTTGCTGTTGCAAACTTTCTATTTTGTCAACATACTGCGTTGCTATAAACCTACGTAAGTTATGTTCAAATTTTGTCAAGCTTTGCTCTAGTTTGTTAGCAATTTCGTTATCGTCAGCATAAGCTTCATTACTAATATTAACGTGGTAACCAGGTCTAGCTCCACGCCAGAACATTTCTGCTGAAGCACCAATAATTTTATCCAAATCTTCTAACCTGTGGTATATTGGCAATAGAAATGGTACACCTCTCAATTCATCATCTAATGCGTCATAGACAACGTGTATAATGCGTGTGTAATGAACTTGCAAAGTTATAGTAGTGTTATTGTTAGTTATCTTAACATTATAAAATAAAGGTAAACCATAACGCTCATTATTGCTGTTATTCTCATATATACTTATTTCGCAATTAGCTTGCGAGAGTGGTGTAACGTAAAGCAATTTACTATTTTTATTAACAGCTTTTTTGAAATCTTCATTACTTTTTACATCGTTAAAACCTAATAGCAGACACGCATATTCGCCTATCATTGACAATTTATCTAACTGTAATAACTTCTTTTGTAAACGTAATGTTTTATTTAGCTCATTCCAAGTTTTATACAAAGAATTTTGCTCGTTATCTTGCTCTGTAATATTATAAATACTAACATCACCTCGCCACGTATAATTACATAGTTTGTCAATTATTGCTTTCGCAATATCATGCTGTCTGTATCTTGCGTAAAAATCATTAAAACCTGGATTTTCATTATAACCCAGAACACTGTAAATGTTTCTATCACCACCGTACTGCATAAACGTTTTAGCAAAATCCAAACGTGATAAATCCTCGTGTAAAGCACTAATGCGTTTATTTAGTTTTTCGTAAGTTTGTAAAATATCTTGTTTTTTCATATAACTATTTTTTTACTAAATTACATATTTTTTTAATAATCAATAACATTCACTTTTTTACTTTTTGCTAACATATTAAAAGCACCACTACTGGCATCCACTTGGTCTTTGTATTTGCCAAATGGAAAATATTCCAATTCTCGCTTATATTCTGCATTCCAACCACCTCTTAACATATATACATTGCCAGCATTTAATTGCACTGCTAAAACATCTGCCCTTTTTATTTTATCTCCTGTCGGCCTATCTGCAATACATTTAAAACCAGCTAAATTCCTAATAGTGCTTTCTGCGCTTTCTTTACCACCAGAGCCAGGTTCTTGCTCTATATAAATAGTTACATCGCTACCATCTCCAATAGCAACTTGCTTTATTATTTTCTCTCGCTCGCTTGCTTCCCATTGCCCCCTAACAACATCCAATATATAAAATTTATTATCTGGAGTTTTAGCCATTTTTACACCTACTGTATAACAACCACTCTCGTGTGTGCCAGCTTTGTCCCAGTATCTGACTACTTGCACTGCGTCTCGTTCATTAAATGTATCAATAGTTATCAGTTTTTCAACGTTGAAAAAGCCACCGCTCTTTGGTACTATAGTTTGTAAATACTGCATAGCATAAGCATAGTCTCCCATCTCAATTCTTTTTTGCTCTAATATTTCACGTGATAAACGTTTTTCGTCTAACAAACCATTTTTATAATATTTTTGTAATTCCATCGGTTTTGGTAAGTTTTTTTCGTCAATTTCTGCAGGTAAACATATATGCTTTATATTTTTATTTTTTTCTAATAGGTAACCTGTAACAT